TTATTTTATTTGTTCAACATAATGGCCAACCAAATCGGCCAAATTTTGTGTCAGTTTAATTACACTGTCTCTTGTGCACTTATACACTGTTCCTGACTGCGCGTAATACTTTCCTTCTTCCAATATTATTCCCTGCCATAACGGATTTAATTCTTCGTTGTACGGTATCGGGTCTTCCAATGTGCCAGCGTGGCCTTCAACTACTTCTACCCACAAAGAAGATTGGTTTTCAGGTGACCAATTCGATTGCGTTGTATGGCTTTGAACAACTTCATAGAGATGCCCATTAAACTGGTACTTTTCACCTTTCTCAACCGGAACACTATCTGCTGACCACACGGGGTAAAACTCTTTTACCGACAATGCTTCATTATTAGATAGGCCTAATGAGTTTATATCCTCATTAACCATAGCTATGTCTCTTTTCAACCTTTCCAAATCAGAGAATTTAGGCATTGTTTCGCTTTCAGAAGTCCAAATCTCATCTTCTTGCACTTCTTCGCCGTCTCGTTTCCATATCTGAACAAAGCATACATCGTATTCCTTATACACACAAAAAGTTGAATCGCCAGACTTCTCCACTTCACATACGGGTTTATACCCATTTGCAATAATCTGCTGTTCGGTAAGACTGCCGCCTACTTCCATTCCATTTTCAACCTCTTTAATATCAAGAGTTTCATTGTTTAATTTTCCGTATTTCATACTTTTTTTGAATTTAGCTATTAATACTCCGTTATTTTCTTCTATTTTTAGATTTCCGTATATATCTGTTCTTCCCATTATGCTTTTTTATGAAACGATTAGCGTTACGAATACTTGTTTTTACAGGGTTATATTTAGCCTTTATTCTACATATATAAACTTCTCCTTTCTTTACAAAGTATAGCCATTCATAGAAACTATCTAAAGCCATACCCATTATCCTTTTTCGGATATTGAAAGATGCCGTATTTTTCATCAATCCAAAGTAGCTGTTTATGCTTTGCATCAAATGTTTTGCTGTATTCAGGCTTGGGTTTTTAGAATAGATTCTTATTTTTTCCGTTATTGCTCCAACTGTTCTGTTTGATATGTATATCCGGTTGCATTTAACAACCTTGCCACAAAATTTAACTCCATGCCAATATGGCTGTATGTAAAATTTTTTAGGGTGAAGCAATAACTTCAAATCGTTCAGAGTGTCATACAATATATATCTTGCTTCAACTATTTCTTCCGGAGTCTTAGCGACTAGACATATGTCGTCAACGAATCTTGTGTATTTCAATCCGTCAATGCTTGTGATTCTTTCGTCAACAGCGGACATCAGAATATTTGCTATAAGTTGAGAGTAGAAATTACCTATTGGAAGACCTTTTCCGTATCCTGCTCCAAAAAGGCTTTTTTCTTTCTGAACATTATCCCACATCCTTATAGGTGACTTTCTTATGCAGTCCTCTGTAGGATTATGCTCCATAAGTTTTTTCAGAATCATAAGTTTATCGTGTCTGTCGCTCCCTTTATAATATAAATCCGAATAATACCTGAATATATTATATGCCACCTCCTTGTCGATTGACATAAAGAATCCGCTTACGTCCATCGTTGACACATAGCATGAATCTCTATATCCGTTTGACATTTCCTTGATGTTGTTATATATCTGCATTACTGCGGTAGACGATGAATAACCAGTCCTGTTCCCATGGCTTACATTCCCGTTTATGCTATGAACTGACTCGGCTACCGTGCTAATCATCGGTGCTATATAATGATGCACTATTCTGTCCGTATAATTGGCTGCAAAAACTTCCCTATACACCGGGTATTGAAGCACAAAACATGTACTTGTAGTTGGTTTATAATTGTTTTTTACTCTTTCAACCAAGTCGTATATATTAGACAAATGATAATGATAACGTGCAGCTTCAAATGATGAATGCTTGTTTTTATAGCATTCTCTTTCAGCTTGAAGCCAATCATCTACTATCTTATCGAACTCCGAGGCCGGCCACACACTATACCTGTTGTTCGTGTTATTGTTGTTACAGTTGCCATTGCCAAAATACACGCACCACGCGTTGTTGCCATTGAACCTAACGCACGACCAGGCGTTGCCGCTCTCTTCTCCATTATTCGACATAGCTTGCATATCGCAAGCATGGAGACCTTTCAATAAAAATCGTTCTGCCGACATAGTTCAAGACTTTTCGGGGCTGACGTTACTTAACTTCCCGAGCATTACCAATACCTCATCGCAAAATCTGTCTATTATTGCACATGACCTTGCGTCACATCCGCCTAAAGCGGATATAAAGTATACACTACTTTGTATCTCGTAAACCAAATCAGACGTCCTTTTTTTGTAGTCCAATCCTTTCAACTGACGCATTGCGTAGTCAAATAAAGTTGCACCTTTCTTGAGAACCGCATCCAAGTAGTTTCTCTTGATTATGTTCTTTGCTCTTTCCGATATTTGTAATAGGTATTTATTCAACTCTATTACTCTTGTGATTATCGGAGTGTTAAGTCTGTTATGATTTGCTCTGTTCACGTATCATTATCATTTAAGATAGCGTGCATCCGCACGCCATCGGTTATACCAATTTAGAAAGCCGAGGCCGGCCACACACTACACCTGTTGCGCGCGTAAACGTTGCTACAGTTGCCACTGCCAAAATACACGCACCACGCGTAGTTGCCAACGAACCTAACGCACGACCAGGCGCCGCCGCTGTTATAAGATGGGATTTCTTCTGTCCTTCCTTCATAAGTTCTCAAATAATTTATCAATCCGTTTATGATATTCTTATTTGTCCATATAGGTAACAATTCATTGTCTCCACACAAGTATACACCGTCACCAACACTTTCACAATAGTAAATTGCAGGAGAGTCAATTATGTTATAATCAAAGTTTGTCCGCGTGCCGTTCGGCCTTGATACGTAAGGAGTGATAATATACCAGTAACCGTTTACGGCTATAGCTTCCGCTCCTTTTGCACCTCTAACAAGAATAGGCTTATCTTCCGAATTAACACCCGTATCGTTCATGTTAATTCCATTCTCTACTTGTTTTGAATAGATGTACTCCGCTATCTCGTCAGTCAGGTAAGCCGAACTTACAGCGTGCCTGTTATTCAGGTTATACTTAGCCTTAAGTGTAGTATTCTGTCCGTCTATATAGAAATACATATCCTCACCGACTGCTGCCTGTGTACCGCTCGCATTAAGTATCTCGACACTCTTAACCGTTCCGTCAGATTCAGTTGTCTGAATACCGCTACAGATTGCGAATCTATGACGCATCCATTCATTCTGTGCTATCATCGCATCGTTTCTGTCTTTGTAATTGAATGCAACCATAAAGTTGGCGTTACCGCAATTTTTCGACATAGTCCAACTTTGTTTTGTGTTGCCGCAATAAAGGGTTAAGTTGTCTCCATTATCCGTAATCTCCCAATCTGCCGCATTGTAACTGCCAATGGTATTAGTTCCCAGGTTGCCGTCTTGTGAAGGTACGTAATCTTCACCGCTTCCTGCGCTTGTTCTTTGGTCGTATTCATATAGAGAGTGTTGCATCGCGTTGTTCGCACTTGTAGTACCCAAACAATTCCATATAGTACCCACATAAGGAAACCTTACATCAACCCTTACATCGTTACACTCCATAGAAAAACCAATAGGTTTAGCTACAAGAGAATTATCAAACCCATTAGCTACTGACCTGTCATTCCATTCTTTGACTGTAAATCTGTTGAAGTTCTCATCAATTATCTTAATGTGGTCGTTAGTGGCTATTGCCGCTGTTTTATTGTCTTTGGTCGTAATTGTGGTAGTGCTTACGGGTAATACAAGCATTTTTGCTTCCAATTCGTAGTCGCTCGCTCCATTCTGAATACTATTAATTTTGGAAGGGTATTCAGCTAGCACATCACCAACATCTGATACACCTTTTGCTTCTATAGCGGCCTTAATTGCGGCTTTGCTATCGAGAATACTTTGTAATTTGTCTGATATTGCCATAATCAACCTCCTATAATTTTGTCAAGTATTTTTTCAATATCCCCCAAGTCCTTCTGAGTTGCTAGCTGGCTTGTCTCAATATACTTAGGCACACCACTTCCATCCGTCACGTATATACGCTCAGTTCCTTTTATATCTTCAACCTTATTTTTAAGCTCAGATAACTTCGTTCCTTCTATTGCCATAATTCAATGTTTAAAAGTTCCAATATGATTTTTTGGGTGCAGAAGAATTTTCCTGATTCTCCAGCTTGAAGTAGGTTCCGTCCTCCATTAAGAACAGGCTTCCGTCTTCCATAAGAAGCGCATCAGTTATGTTTTCTTCAGGAGGTGAAGGATTTGATTTCTTTCTTCCATCACCTATTATGTTTGCCTTTAGCCGGCTTTTTATAACATTTGTTCTCATACTGTCGTGTATTGAGCCTGTGTAACTTCTGAGTAGCTGATTATCTTTATGCTCTTAGGAACAAGAATCTGTATGTCTACGTCAATTACATTCTTGTTTGCGTACTTCTCTGCTTCCGGTATTTCGGCCCACTTTTCACCGCTTGTTTTCTGCATTATGTTGAACTGTGCCGGACGGCTTCTCTCAATGTGTATGTTGAAATCAGAGGATACCTGTATCTCATCTGAACTCCATGAATTACCATTCTTTGTAAAATTAAGCTGTGTCATATATATCTGAATTTATGTTAATAAAAAGGTGTTAATACGATTATCTTAAAATGTATCTTATCCATTCAAAGTAATCACCGTTTTCGATGTAATTGTTGTCATTCTCACAAGCATAGGCTTCACGCTCAAAAGAGATATTCTCGTATGCGTTCTTACCGTAAAATGGTATCTTTAAAAGCCATTCCAATACATACAGAATGTAGAATGAAATAAAAGACAATGCAAACCATAATGCAGATATTCCTGCAAAAAGAACCAGGGCCCATATAACAACTCCACTTGCAAGCATACACTCTACCCATTGTCTTGCGTGCGTGCATTCATGGTTTCGTATTCTCTGGGGCATTTCTTCCTTATTATTGTATTTTGTGCATACAAATGCGGCAAGAGTGATTGTATTGTATCCACCCCAGAGTAATTTTGCTATAAAGCTGTTGTAACGTATCTTTTTCATGTTTTTTATTTTATAATTTAATGTAGCTTAAAATAGTTTTTGCATTGTTATTGTGAATTAATTCATAAACAAGGTAGTGTTTTTATAGTAAGTAAAGTGTATAAATTGGGTAGAATAAGCAAGCTAGTTACTATTTTCTACCCAATTTCTACCACTCAAATAATTTTCAATATAGCTTCCTTTATTTCAGTTGTTTTCATTCATACCCATAAGTCCTGGCGGAACTGATGGGTGGATTTATAAGGATAGGCCCAGTTTCAGAGTCTTTCGACTCCAGTATAAATCAGGGCGTTTATAATATCAATAAGACCACTTATCCATCCGTAGTAAACTATCCTCCAAGTATTGTCTATGGGCTTCTATTTGTATTCAGTTCATCAAATGGATGGGTTTCACAATTTGCTCATAATCTAGAGAATAACACAATACACACAAGAATAAGAAATGAAGGAGGAAGATGGACCGAGTGGAAACAACTAAACTGATTAACCGATTCGGTTCCAAGAGTTCCAGTCGTCCCAAAGGCCTCTCCAATACAATTCGACAGGCCAACCTCTCAAAAAGAACTGTAAACATACAGAACTTGTTGAAATAGATACTAAGATACCCTGCTCAGACGGGTATGGGGTATTGGGCATCCCTTGAGTTCGAAGAAATCCAGAAAATCGGGTATTTGCATCTGATATATCCCCTCTTTCTATGAATCCGGATTTTGACATTAAACCGTCTTTTTCCCCAGTTACTGTTCCAATAAGTCCCGCCAGAACTGACGCAACCTGTTCTTTTGTCATTACCCCAACGGCATTTCCAGCGGCATTCACGGCCACAAAAGCGGAGATGTCTCCCAAAGCAGGGAGAGCCAGTGTAGACTTCTTCAAAAGTTCCGTTTTCGACACCTTATGCGGAACGCCGTTTGTATCGTACACCTGTACCGTTTCACCGTCATCTGCCGTTGTCTGATTCTTCATACTTTCTGTATGCTTCAATAGATTGTCAGTTTCTTCACCTGTAAAGCTTAATACAAAATCTTCTTCTGTTGCCATAATTGTTTTTAATTTATAGTTATTAATGATGTTTCCAACGCTGTATAGATTATAATTGCCTTGTCCATCAGCTTGTATAATTGATTAAAAAATATCCGAAATACGGAACCTTGGCCACCAGTAGTATTATTGAATCGCCGACAGCCAAAGTATAATTTTGTACACTTCCGTTCTGGTCGTATATTCCTGTCAGCGTGACATTCTGCGAACCTACAAGGCATCTGAATACCAGCATAAGTCCGAAATCAGACGGAAGGCTGCTCATACCAAACATACTTGCGACTTGCGACTCATCCGGAAGGGTCACATTATATGCGCTGCTGGCATATATAAAGAAGATATTATTCTGTGAGAAATCAATCTTGTAGGTGCTGCCTGTAATGTTAAGCCTTCCGATCTTGGTTCCAATAAACGCAGTTGCCATCAGTGGAGCATTGCTTTTCAGCCCATAGTTTTTCGTTCCACCAGATACTTCAATAAACAGCCCATAATTGGCCACGTCAAAACCATATCCGCCATACGTATTCGTCTGATTGTTTATGATTCTTCCCGCAGCTGTAAAACCTGAAGCTGTCGCCGGAACAACATTCTTCCCTATTAATACATAAGAGCTTGTGCCGCCTACACGAATCATGTCACTATAAATTGACAAACTACCTCCACCTCCGGATGCCGTTGCTTCACTACCGATTCGGCCATTTGCCAGTTCAAATCCTCCGATAGAGCCTCTTTCCAAAGAACCCTCCGCACCATCAAGATGCTTCACCTTCAGGTTTTCTACGTCTATGTATTCGGCCTTCAGCACGGGACGTCCGTTTTTATCAGTAGTGAAAACAGCAATCGGTTCACCGGATGTGTTGGTTACAAAGAAATTATCTGCATGTACCGTTACAGTCCTATCTTTGACGTTGATTCCTGTATCTTCCAGTTCAAGGCTTATTTCGTCCTTTGCTACCTCTACAACTGATTTACCAGACGATAGCATGAGTTCGCTAAATCTTCCGACTAACTTTCCATCAGACAGACTGAGGTAATTCGTTTGTTCCCTGTTACCGAGATAGGTACGTCCATACACATTGAAGTATCCCTCTTTTTTCACACGGTCGTATCCAATCGTGACTATATCTTTCCCGGAGAGGGAGTAACTGTTGATTCCCTGATAGAAGACAAGAGAAGGCGCACCGTCTCCGTATGCAGACAGCACGATTGCGGACTGAAAATCCGTATCCGATATGTCTCCAAGTTGTACCATTACATCTCCAACTGCCGGTATATCGCTGCCTTCGTCACAATGGTTTACAGAAACTTCTATCCAATTATCACCTACAGCAGTAACTAACCGCCACCAGTAATGATTACTAACATTCTCATACACCCCTTCCTTGATGTTAAATGACTGGCTACGTACCAGGTTACCTACACGGAAACGGTTCTCGATGGCTGTATCTCCATCATCTGCAAGGAAGTAACATCGGTACACTGCGCCATGTACGCTGGGCTGTACGTATGCTCTACTGCCATCTGAATAGTATTTCGCACTACCATCCGCATAATAGAACGGAACCGCATCAATACGTTCCACCTTGGTAATCTTTGCTCTGGCACCGCTGGCGTTGAACATGAAGGAAGCTCCGGCCAGCTCGGTCTCCATTATTGAAAGTAACTGGAAGATAGCTTTTTTGCGCACGTACAGTTTGTCAATCCATCCGACAGATTCGCCGCCCTTTTCTGAAGAGAATGACATGCCCGCACCCATCATTCCGGTTACGAAGTCGGGTGATGTAAGGAAAGGAGATATAATACCGCCCAAGAGTTTAAGGAGATACTTCGTTTCATCCTCACAATCCTTCTGCAAAAATATCTTCCTTAGCTTGTCAAGGGTAACAGTTGATAAGATATCGACTATGCCAACAAATGTTCTACCCACCCGTTCAGCCGTATTCTCTCCGCTTTTCGTAGCATTACGAATAAGCAAAGACAACTCCTTTAGCATCTCGATACTATCCATATTAATCTCCTAAAATTCTAAATACAGTCCTGTTTGCTTTAATTTTTCCGCTTCCCTTGTAAAGCGGATAATCAGCCTTTTTCTCTTCAAGAAACCTTACACACTCCTTCAGGTATCTATCAGCGATAGAAAACGCATCGTTATAGGCCATAACCTTTTCCTTGATGTCAGGACGGCTGCTGTATTCATCCTCCTTATGAACAAATCCGTATCTTGTCACATTTCCGTCACCGTTCTTCACGATCCGTGCATAGGTATAATATGCCAACGCCGTCTTAATACCCATGAATATCTTTTTCTCTCCACACTTGTCCTCATACGTACCTCCATCAAGAAGAAGCTCATATTTCTCAGGATTCTCCTTTACATCAAGATACAAGGCATCACCAAGAGCAGCCTTTATATCAATACTCTCCGATTCACGTATATACGTCTCTATCTTATCTTCATCCACATGCACGGACATGCTACGTGACAAATCTGCGACCTCAAGCGTTGTTATCAGATACTGCTGCATTTCTTATATATTTTAATGGTTGTACACTAAAATCCATTGACGGGTTTGCCACCTCATACCAGTAGCGGAAAATACGGTCAAACGTGCGCTCTATTAAGCGCTGTTGCTTGCTGACGATAGAATTATAGTATTCAAAGGCATCTTCCAAAATATCGCCGGAAAATCCCACTTTCCCGATACGGATACAATACCACGGCTCCTGACCATAGGCGGAATAAATGCGCTCCACCACACTTGCATCCGTAACGGTAAACTCCTTATCATAATTCTGTGTAGTAAACGGGATAAATACAGGCATTTCTTCGTCATTTTCAAGCGTTACCTCTATAAGTTTCAGAGAATTAGTATCACCCTGTAGCTTGACAAGGCTATCAGAGAATCCGTCATCCTCCGGAATCTTTATTTCATTGCCTTTTTCATCATATCTGACACTATCCGAGCCTTTCTTAGTGACAACCATACCGGACGGAAGGAAGTTATTCCGCACATTTCTGTACTTTACGTTGGAAAGCCCTTCATCCGTGCTCATCTCGGTAATGACACGGTCAGATTTACCTACTGGGTAAGTCTGTTTTCCAGCCATAGATACCCATAGAACCTGCCCCTTGTAATATTCTATCCCTCCAGCAGCTTCAATCTGTGCCAAAACAACAGATTTCAACGGATTGAACACATCAATGTAGTCGATATTCTCTTTTGCTACACGTATCTTCTTCCCTTTCCTGGTTTTCACACCGCTCCAGTCAGGATGCACGGCAATTTTCGCTACATATCCGTTATCATCTTCTTCAATCAGCCGACAGTTTTCAAATGGGATATGCTGAATCTCTACAATCTGGCCCAAAATGTTGTAATTTACATGAATGGCAATTCCATTGAAGTCTGCCATATCCCGGCAAACAAGAGAATGTATGTCATCAGCCGTATCTCCCTTCCGGTTTACCACATACTCCGAAAAAGAAACCTCACGGAATCCGTTACCTTCAATGAAATCCGCGAAACGGTCAGCACATTCACTTCCGGTAGAACTCGCTGCAATGATATTTCTTACCGTCTGCGGATAGAGGTTGTCATCCCCGTAAGACTGTATCCCAAGCTGCTGCAAATAGCGTATATCTACCCTTACACTGCTCTTCTTCCTAAGTTCCTTTACTTTCATAATTCCGTGAGGTTTTAATTTATTCAGCGCCTTCTACCGCTTCTCCTTCTTCATCGGTCTGCCCATCAGTAGATTCATGATTATCCCCATTCTCACTGCCTTCTTCACTTCCTTCAGGATTCTCCTGCATATCAGCAAATACTTCCAAAGCCTTGTTTACGTGAGCTGTCAGGACTTTTTTTGTAATAGTCTTTCCGGAGATTTTATAACCCTTGAACTCTTCCTGAATTGACTTACTTGAAACTCCATCCTTCATAGCTTCCACCATGAGAGAGACAAGCTCGTCATTAATCACCACATTTCCGTCCTTTCTGGACTTTACACGTTCTTCCCAGTCATCGGGTTTCTTTGAGAAATACTTAATGTTGTCCGGGTATTTCGCCAGATACTTCTCCGCTGCTTCATCAGTAAGGTTAGCATTCGTATACATTTCGCTACTACCAAATCCCATCTGCAGGAGAACACCGTTCTTCAAGCCGTATTCTGATTTTTCTTTCATCTTTCCGTTCTTGTTAAGGTAAACACTCATTTCTATCACCGCATCATGATAACAGTCGCTACAAGATGTGCGGATAAACTTCTTATCAAGGACAAGCACATAAAGGTTTTCAATCTCTGCCTTGTCAGAAGAAGAGAGGGAAGCAATGCTTCCCAACTCCTTCAACCTATTAACCACATCAATCACTTCCATATCAAGCTGCTGGAGATGTCAACGTATCGATGGCCGTCTTGGTAGTCTCGTAGTCTGTCTTGTAAAGGAACAAAGCAGATTTTGGCACTTTTGTTTCCTGCAGAGATACTGACCAGCCACCATCGGTTTCTTCCGAATATTTGTCGTTGCTAATTTCGGCAGCCTTCAAGCCTTGGTAATAACCATAAATCTGGAATGCAGAATCACCCGGATTCTCTTCCTTCTGCAAGTTCTTCGCCTTGTTCTCCAGGATTACCACATATTCACCGTTTGCCAGCCCGTCAATAATGTCCGCACACACGTCTGGGTCATTGGCAAGAATCACCATATTCACCGTATTGGTAAACGTATTCTGATACGTACCGACAGCAAGTGCCGTGTTCGTCCCGGTAAACGGAGTGCTTCCAGGCACAATAACCTTATAGGCTTTCTTGCCTTCCTTCAAGGCCAGCGTTTCAATCACATTCTTACGCGTTGCATTGAATGCTACTGTAGCGAAATCTATGTCCTTCCGGTTCATGATAACGCCTTCCTGCTCTACTCCAGGAACGAGCGGGTCATCGCAGCTTGCCACGATGTCCCTTTTTATTGCATAGTCACAGATTCCTGACATAACTCCTCCTTTTCGTTAATAAGCCAACTGGAACAAATCATCCTGACCAATTTGTGTTCCCATCTTACCCGTGGAATACAGATAGTTCATACGGTCTTTTTTATCAAACCAAATATCCAGTTCTGAAATCAGGTCATTAGCTGGAGTTCCGACCAACATTTCACGAGGAGAACCAAACACAGCACGGTGAGGAAGATTAAGTTTCGTTCCGTCATTCTGGTATTTCATAATCATTCTATCCCACACCGGAATCTGGTATACAGGAACACCATTGTACTCTGTCATTTTCATTCCTCCAAATACCTGCTCCCATGTAAGGATTTCCTTATATTCACGCTTCAAGTCTTTTGTCAATGCATCTGCAAGCGTCTTAGTACAGAAGATACCAGCACCTGGCAAACCTGCAATTCGGGCATCTGCATTTTCAAGCATCGCATCGAAGATTCCGATTGCTACTCCAGACTCCTTCAACTTGCTAAACTGTTCGGCCATCGTCGCTTCACCATTAGCTGCAATAGCTGTTTTTTGACCAGCACTGGCAGTTCCAACAGCAAAAAGTCGTTTCCACAAACCGTCTGTCGTTTTAAACAATTCCACATCAGTTCCTGTAGACAAGACTCCAGAGTTAGAATGAAGTTTTGCATCCTTATCTGAGAACCATACAAATCGCCACATCATGCTCATCATCGCATCTTTCAATGCTGGATAAACAATATCATCCATATATTCAGTCGAAGTCAAATCGCCAATTTCAGTCCCTGTTTTCAGACAATATTCAGCAATAGTATTAATCAGTTCTGTATAACACCACTTCAAAGGAACTTGCCAATCACCAATTGACCATTCTTTTTCCAGGAATTGAATGGTTGCACTTTTATAGCTTGGATTACAACCAGAGCCAGCCCAACCGACATCACTCATTGCACCACGATAACCAATTTTTTCACCATTCTTAGCGTTCTGTACAAGAGTGAAGAAGCGCTCCAGTTCAGGGTCGGTAAAAATCTCTGCAATAATCAAATCTTTCAAATCTCTAATTGCACCATTATCAGGTGTCAGATTGCTTAACTGTTCCCACGTCATTTGTTACCTCCTTTTCTTTCTTCTTTGATTTTCTCCAATTTCTGTCCAATCTTGCTCACTTTCTTTGTCTCAGTCTTTTTACCGATAGTAGTAGTACGTCCTGCAGGAGTGTACTTGCTTGCGGCCGCTTTAGTCAGTTTTTCAATTCCTCCAGCCTTAGCCACTGCATCCAGGATTCTGACATCATCCTCTGTCTTGGCGTTGGCTGTCAAGTCAGAAACCTGCTGTTCCAATTCTGCGATACGTGCCTCCAATGCTGCTGTATCATCATTTCCACTTTCAGCTTCACGGATTTCGGTAATTACGCCGTCAGTCACTACGATAGTCTTCCCGTCTGGCATTACGTGTTCCCCATCCGGGCTTGCCGCGTCACCTACTTGCGGTTCACCTTCTTCACGCTCTACTGTCAATGTGTCGCCACCTGCAGTTGTAAGCTCCAACGCTACCGCAGGAACATCTTCGATTTTTGCATAGCCTAACTTGGCCAGCATACGGTCAAGCAATGACTTGCTTACCGTAACTTCATTTTCTTTTTTTCCCATAAATTTATTGTTAGATACTACTTTAGCTGACTTCGGCATAATTACCTCACTCACAAATCCAAGTTGCTTGGCCACCTCACCACCAAACCATGTTTCTTTAGCCATTTGTTCCTCTATCACCGCACGATCAACCCCACAGCGCTCAACATAGATTGAAATCATACGTTCACGCTCTGCTTCCAGCCCAGCTTTTAAGGATTCAAGCGCTGAAATATCAAGAGCACCTTCTACACTAGGACAATAAGGTGAATGAATAAGAATCTTTGCGTGCGGATACATCTTTCTGCGCTCGATAGGAGCTGCCAAAAGAATTACTGTCGCCATTGAAGCACATCTTCCTACTACAGTAGCAGAAATTTCCTTCCCAGTAGCCCTTAAAGCATCATATATCGCATATCCTTCAGCCACATCGCCACCACACGAGTGTAATTCAATATCAATGTGATTGTCATCCGGAGCAATCCATCCAAGAAAATCCTGTACATCAGAGAAGGACATACCATCAACGCCAGTCAGATACCAGTTTTCCATTTTTTCGGTATCAGCTACAATGTCTTTGTTGATAAATAATTTCGCCATATCTCATAATTGTTTGAAACAAAGGTAGTGAACGCGATATGGCTATAAGAATTTTTGAAAGGAATAGCACTGACACGCCTTGTCAGTCGATTTTTCAAACAAAAAGAGGTGAGCCGCTGCCCACCTCAAACAATTACATATCCACTTCCGTGGAAAACTTCTTTACAACCCTGTATATCGTCCTCTCATCCACGCTGTATTCGTCCGAAAGGTACTGCAATACGTAGGTTTTCTTATGCCCTTCTTTCATCAGACGGCTGTATTCCTTGTAAAGTTCAAGGTATCTCACGTCCGACGGCTGTACCGGGAGCGTCTGTAACTGCTCCATCACTCCCTTATGTGTGTTTAGAAATTCATACACGTTCATACATTACCAAGATTCTCCAATACTTTTACACGGTTACTCACACTGGTTATCTCTTCAACCGAAACAACCGGACGCATAGACTGAACTCCCTTGGCGACAGCTCTGGCCAGCATGTCCTCTCCGAGAGCCTGACTACTTGTCTGTGTTACGTTGATAGGAACTCCCCCTCCCATCTGATTGAATGATGAGAGCAAAGGAGCAAACATCGAGGTGGCTCTGGCCGTCATCACCGACTCACCGTTACTAAGTTGTGCAGGTATGCTGTCGCTTGTTCCGGTGCCTGGTCCGGTGACTAAACCACCTGTTGCAAATTTAGCACTTTTTACCGTTTTTGTAGCTACAGCAATATTAGAAAGTATCGTTGCTACTGTCGTTGCGATGGCTGCCAAGTTAGCCGGGAACGGGACAGACTGAGCCTGCGCTATACCGGCAGCCAGAGCCTTTCCGGTATTGATGGCAATCTCAGCAAGAGCCAGTGTCTTTGAAAGTATGGCAAAAGTCTTGTTATTTTCACCCAATGTTTCAAAGGCGGATGAAAGACCTGATGTTATTGTCTCTATTGCCTGAAATTTTACCTGCTCTATCTCAACCTCCTTGTCTGCAATGGCCTTCTTCGCATCAATATATTCCTGATTAGCCTGAAGCTTACGGTTAAGGAACTCCTGTTCACTCTCCCCTTCCTGCTGCTGTATGCTGTTCAACAGTTCTAATTTCTGTGAAGCCTGTTCCTGAAGTATTTCCAGTTCACTTGCACCGGACTGCTGGAGCTGCATAATTTCATTCTCCATTCTCAGTCTGACGGCTTCCTGCTGCTTTTCCGATATTTCCTGCTCACGCTGTAATATCAGATCGTCCATCTGCTTGTCATACTTGTCCACAATGGCAAGCTTCATCTGCTCGGTCAGTTCCTTGTCAGCAAGCTCGGCATCACGCTGGGAAAGTAGCTGCTGCATCCTCAACTGATATTCCTGCTCACTACCTTTCTTTACTGCTTCAAGCTGTAAGGAAATAAGCTTGGTACGGTTGTCTATCTCTTTCTGTAACTCCTCCTCAGACAGCTTTTGCAACTCAGCAGCCTTCTGCTGTTCCAGAGCTTTTATCTGGTCGTTGATAGCCTGGCGGGCCTTTACTGTAAGGTCTGTCTCTGTTTTCAGCCTCGTACGCAAATCCTCAATCTGACGATTATACTGTAAGGTTATCTCCTTACTTTGTTTATCACGCCCATCTTTCACAAGAGCCAGCATGGCATCCTCTGCCGCTCTTACCGCTTCCAATTCTTTCTGCTTTGCAGCAATAGCCGCATCCGTTTTTTCCTTTTCAGCCGACTTTATTTCGTTTGCCAACGATACCTCACGGCCAAGCAATTCACCCCTTTTATCCTGATACTCAGTCAGCGCATTATACATCTCCACCTCAGCCTGAGCAATAGCATCATTAGTTTCCTTAGTGTTCTCAGCCATCGCATTCTGCTGTACCATCAGTTCATATCTTCTCTTGGCCAGTTCATAGTTCTTCTTGCTTGCTTCCTCCTCCAGCCTATTAGCTTCCCTGATAGCTTCCATACGTTCCTTCGCAGACACATTCAGTTCATCATCTGCTTTTGCCTTCAGTGTAGCTATCTTAAGAGAATTCTTTGCATTCTGCACCTGCAGGTTTCGTGTATCCCTGTCTATCGCCGCCTGTTCCTTCGCCATAGCAATGTATCTCTCATTCTCCTTGTTTACTTCAGCCACATATTTCCCAAGTACCGGAAGTTTCTCAAGCTGCTTGGTAATCCATCCCATCATCTTACCACCAGCTTCTACAACAGAGAGTATTCCACTTGCAACAATCTGCAACACCTTACCAACTGCATCCAAAGCCATTTTCAATGGTGCAAGAACGACATTCCATCGGTTTGTATTCTCCTCGCTCGATTTAATACCTTTTGCTACTGCCATAATTACCACAGAAATCGCAGTAAGAATAGCAACAATCGGGTTAGCCAACAATGAAAGAAGGGTCTTCGAGAAATTCTTCACGGCAGCACCTGCAGCCACAACACCTGCCTTCACACTTCCCATCTCATTCTGAGTCTGTATTAATGTTCCAATAAATGGGATATTGCTTGAAACCGCATTCTTAATAGCTTCCTCGTAGTTACCCACATTTCTGTAATACCTCTGGGTTTCCTCCTCACCATCCTTCAGTGCGTCTGTAACTTCGTTTATCTTATTTTTCAGTTCCTCCCCTTTTGCACCCTTTCTTTCAGCTTCCGACATAGCATCATACTCAGATGTAAGATTAGACAGTTCAGCTCTCAGAGACCTCAGGCTACCTTCCTGCTCCTTCTCCTGCTTGATCTGGTTCTGCATCGTCTTAGTAATAATCCGTATCGAATCATTACAGTCGGAAATATAGGCTTTCGATGCTACCATTTCTTCATTGTACTGCTGACGGGAGATTTCTCCATCCTTCAACTGTTTTTTCAGGCTCTTTTCTGCATCCCTGGCCGCATCAATCTTCGTCTGATACTCCGCTATTGCCTTAATCGCTTCATTATAATTCACCTTGATGTCAAGGACTTTTTCCACCTTATCCGCCATAACACTAAATCTTTAACAATTCAACTTCGCATATATTATTATCCTTGGTTTTCACTTTTATAATTACAAAATAGGAACCGTATTGTCGAATATAGACAGGTTTAAGCAAGTCAAGCACAGCCAAATCCGGGGAAGATAAAAGAACAAGCTCCTTTATGACTTTAGGCTGTCTGACCACTTCCTGATACGATGCATAATGCTGTTGTATCAACTCCTCCCATCTCAACGGATAGAAAACACAAGAACGAGTTTCAGAATCATATAAGACTATTCTCGGATTCACCCCACCATCATATTCCAGCTCTCCATCATCATTATACGAATACAGAGGAATACTTGCCACACCTCCCAATGTATCACAAGCAGAAAAAGGAAGCGAAACAGCATCTCTTTCATATTCCAGCGCCCTATTTTCAACCGATATAAATGAATCATAGTTTCCTGTAACACCATCGTCTTCCTTATAATGAAACCAATTTTTCTGTGCAAAGTCATTTAACTGATAACTGATATTACGGGCCACATCACCGTAATCATCAGGAAGAATTCGACTTGACCAATCTACCGCATTATTTTTATTATTTATCACAGAATCGAATGACACGAAATGTATGTCATTGTTTTCGCCTGGAACCGCAAAAACCCCAAGCATGTAAGCAATAGACTTAACAAAGTCTATCAATTTTATCGATGGTAAATTGGGTATTGTAAAATACTTGTTGTAGTCTTGAATATCAGCTCCGACCTCTGACGCTTTTGCTTCAATCGTTATATTCCCTGGCAACAATCCAGTAGGAAATGATACAGTAGCCATAACTGTACGCACTCTAAACATAAATTCTGAATCAAAAGGATTCAAAGAAAAACTACTATCATATCTACACTCGTATTTAAAAACCGCATCATCTAAAGCGATTACTTCATAAGGCTTTATTTCATCAAGGACTTCACCACTCTCGACCTTAACTACTTGAACCAATATTCCATCTTTATAAAGTGGGTTTCCTGAAATCACCAGATTTACAGTAAACTTTACTTCTATTTCCAAATGTGAATACATTGGTTGAAAAGAACTTACAAGTACATCTCCTTTATATTGCACATAATAAGATTGTGCCCATTTAGCAAATAATAAATTATAACTTATATATGTAGTGCTTGTTTCACTTTCAATTCCGCTCAATGTCAAGTATACACGATTTGCATCCACATGTTTCTGTGCATCGTTTTTTTTCAGCAATGGAATTTTCAGACGCTGAAGAATATCCTGCTTATCAGAAGGGAACAAGAAATTCACATTAAACTGGCTTTGTATCCTATCCAAAATCCATTTAGCAGAAACAACCGGATGATAAAACACATGTTTTTCAATGCTTCTGAAACCATAATTTATGATAGGAGTATTTTCATCAGGAGATGTGTCGTATTTCCAAAAGACGTAATCATCTATCTCATAATCCAAATCATCTAGGTTTCCTTCAAACTCAATAATTTTCGAAAAACCAGTTGCGTTCCCCCATGAAAGAGCAATTTCTATCGTGTCACTGACGGACATCAATACTACATTGGCACCATCAACAATCTGTACACCGTCACGTAATAACGTACCTACATGAGGAAGATATGGAAAGCTGCTCACTGCACTCGGAATATGGGCACATTCTATTAATCTGAGATTGTTTTTCGTTTTAGGCAACTTAATTGTGTAGCTGAAATTGCTCACAATCTTGCTTAAATCGGTAAGGATATTGCTGCGGTATTCAAGAGAAACACCGGATTCACCCATATCCACTTTCGTCCCGTCAATATATAATTCATCTCTCATAAGCTCTGCGAAATTATAGTTGGCAATATGACCGTTATCTCAAAATCCTGCAGGTGCTCACCTGAATCAACAGCCGTATCAGCTTTTATTCCTACCGGAACCCAGGTCTCATCCACATACATATCGACAAGAGGAGAAGAATGTATTGAAAGCAGCATGTTGAATATCTCCTTAGAAACCAATGACGCACATGCCTTTTTGGTTCCCTCGGTAGTCTTTCCCTGAATTCTGGATACGCCGTAATACCCATACTTGCTCCCATAAAAGTTTTCCATAAGACGCTCACCATATTCCTCAGATTTATTTTCGTTTGAGCCTTCCTGAAAAAGCCAGTACTGGTAAAATCCATGACGGTCTATCCAGCGCAAATAAATACCATCTTCAGAATCATCCTCCACGACTTTGACGTATTCCGGTACGTCAGAAGGACTCACATGCTTAATCATCTGGTCAAATATCGTTACAGTAAATGGATACTTCGTAAAATGTACTACGGTACGTGGAGCATCAAACTGCTCACCGATATTCATAGCTCCCCATATAGCCGTCACATCAAAAGACATAGAAACTCCTGATATGGTCACTTTTACATGAACCACTTTTGACTCAACCATCCCTCCACTTCTGTTAATATCGAAACATGCCTGAAGATATGCGGATATGTCAAGTTCTACATAATTAGCGTATTCATCACGATTATCCGAAAAATACGGTCTCTTCACAATCGTAAACGTCCTGTCAAATGTAGTATCGAATACACCTCCGGAACCTCCGCTATCGGAAGATATTACAAAAGTGACATCACTGGAAGTATTCACTGTAATCATATTCGGATTAAAGCAGAATACCATTTCATCCGGATATTTGATGCTGCATCCGTTAATAGTTCCCGTTCTCATTGAAATTAAGATTTATATGTTCCACTTCACTCCCGAACAGAATACCGATACCCTGCGATACCCTTTCTACCGTATCCTTCACTTCAGGAGAATAAATATCATCCCTACCGCCATTCCGGAATAGCTGTGTCCCTTCATTGGCTATCTTTCTCGCCACAAGGTAAGCAAAGGAATCAGGCTTCTGTACCTGGATGCCCTTGTCATCCATCCATTGCCGGATTATCTTCCAGAATCCTGCCGGCACCTTACCAGGCTTTCGTCCGGTCTCCAGTGTCCCGAACGGGCTACGTCCCCACAGAACACCGCCATCCTCCGTAACCTCTACCTTCATGCTGGCTATCGTTCTGCCGGAAGCAACCTGACCGGAGTTCTTCTGGTTTTCGATTACCTTCTGTTTCAATGCTTCAAGTTCTGAAGACACAAGCTCCATCACCTTATCCCTCAGCAGAAGTTCCATACACTATCTCCTTCACTGTTTTTGTAGGGCATATCACGATTCCTCTTATTTCCTTCAAAGGAATCTGGATGACAATCCCCGTCACATTCACGTCAAGCTTATCATAGAACACCGAATACTGAATGTCACCCTGTACAGGCTCAAACATTCCGCTTCTGTTCACGTTCAGTATAAACTCCCTGGCCAAAGACTTGCATCGTTCTATCACCATGTCATTCTCTTCACCGGAGAAATCATGCTTCGTTTTGTCCATAAAGGCTATCATGCAGTTAGGAAAGTCTTTCATCTGCATAAGCCCCACATTCAGATTTCCGGAAGCCGGAAGCACATACATCACGGCAGGAAGCTGCATCTTGTCAAGCCTTACATTGGCAGCCTGCCAGTTCTCAAACAGATAGGTAACTCCCATCTGTTCCACTATTTTCCTAACCTTCTCTTCTACTGTCATTTCTTCTTTCCCTCCAAGATTTTACGTAACCTGCGTTCATACCTCATCTTCCTGGCATCCATATCCAGGCATTTATACACACGCACCCACGGAACATATTCTACCGCCTCATGGTCTGTTATTCCCATTCTCAGTGCATAATAGTCAAGCAGTCCGAACGGCCCGAAATTCAATGCTTCTGCCCCAGCCTGCTTCTCCTCCGGAGTAGGAGGAACGGACGTGGAAGCAAACAGCTTGTTTATCCGCTTCACTTCCCTGGCCACCCAGAAGCAAAAGCCGATAACCTCAGATGCATCAGCCCTCATAACCTCACGCTCCGACATTCCAAGAAGCACACGACAAGGAACCATTATCGTTTCCTTCTCCGTACTAATTGATTGCAACTGCATAAGCTCACCCATATTCATGTCATTCAAGGTATCAGGTGTCCTGACCTTTCCCACTTTCCACGGTTTACGGAGCTTCTCAAGCTCTCCTTCAATACCGTGTGACAGATTACCAACTACCAACAACTCCTTTACCGTCATATATTCCCAAGTTTTGCTTTCGGCCGCCTTAACACTGGTTTTATCCTGAAAAACATCGCCATAATCAGCATGTCAAGATAGTCAGGAGAGCGGCCAAGTATCTCCTTCATCTTTTCCTTGCTGATAATTCCCTTCTTTCTCGTATCCGCATCTATGTGGTCCTGCTTCAACACCCCAAGCTCTTCAATGATTCGCTCCTTCTGTGCTTCCGTACATACTATACGGAGAAGGCGGTTGTTTATCATCTCCGCCAGCTTGAAGGCACATTCCGATTTCAGGTTGTCATACTCAGGGTTGATGGGCCGTGTTCCTCCATGGAACTCCCTGATTCCGTTCAGATAGCTTTCAAGATAGCTACCAAGCCCGTCAGAATCCGCTATCATCCGGCTGCGTGGAATGGAACACTCTATCATCATACGCTTCAAGTCTGTCTCGATGGACTTTCCAGTACTGTATTCCTGATCCAGCTTGATATAACAGACATTCCCTTTCCAGTGTCCGGCGATGAAACGGTCACGCCCCTTCATGGCAAGGTCAGCAGAACCGGAAGAATCCCCGGCAGGCTTGACAAACTCATTCGTGAACAGGTCACAGATAGCATCGTAATCACAAAGGGCTGTCGGGTCATTGTCATACTCCCAGTTCCCGAAATACAGACGTTCCTTCGTCACCCTGTCCTTCGTATTACGAAGGCTCTCGATATAGTCCTCTGTAGCCCAAGGGTTATCCTGAACCAATGCCTGAATGAAAGCATACGGTTCTTCCAGCTTTCCTTCTCTCCACGGCTTATAGAAGTCACGGTACAGCCAGTTCTTCTTAGGGTTGCAGGTGATAAGTATCTTTCCAGGTACGACATAGACATCGTTCATGTGTCGGCCGATACGGGTTTTCAGCACGTCAAAGGCAAGGTAATGCACCTCACCCGCTTCCTCTATCCATCCTCCGGTATATTCCTTTGAACCCAGGCGTTCATACAACGGGTCTTTTACCGGATAATATGTCAGGTCGATATAAACTATTTCGCTACCGTTGTCAAACGCTATCCCTTCATTGTTTGTCTTGTATGCCGTAAATCCGTGTAACTTCGCTACCTTGTTGAATGTTACGGTCACGGACTCACGGCTGTCCTTCAGGTTATTTCTCCCTACAAACCAGCGAGTGCCGGGAAGATAGTAGGCACATTGCATCAGCCACTCACAGCCAAGCCATGATTTTCCACCACCTCCGGCACCGCCATACAGCAGAAACTTCGTCCTGTCATCACGAAGGTAATTGTATGCCAACCTCTGCTTTATATTGACCTTCTGTCCCATGTCATTTCAGTTTGTCCGCTTCCGGAGTATAGGGAAGAAAATCGAATCCCTTGAATGGCTTTCCCTGCGTCGTATGGTCCACCTCCTGCTTGTCGGCCAGCCCCAAAGTACGGGCTATGATATTCGCATTGAACGCACCGACACACGCCCCTTCGAACTGCTGGGTCTTGATGGTTTCCTCCACACGCGCGATGACCTCCAAAAAATCTTTATCCCCTTTATTCATGCAGGCAGAACGAAACTCGTTCCACCAGTTTGTAGAAGCGCCCAGATACACGCACAGTCCCATGAGAGAATACGGCCGTGACGTGGGAGTAACCTCCTGCTGTGTGTGCTGCTGGTTCTCTGTTACAATCTCCTTCCCTTTATTCACTCTTACGGGTACAGTTTTCTGTATGGCCTTTCTGGTTGTCCATGGATTCTCATCGCACCACTGGAAATACTCGCACGCCGCATCCCATAGAAGTTCAGGCGTAGCAAAGAGCTTGTCCCTGCCATGCTTGCTTCTTAACATCCAGAACTTATTTCCTTTTGGTGCTGCCATAATCACAATTTTTCAAAAACGGGTAATATTTCCTTATCCAAATCCCATCTTCTGTTGTTAGGAAGAGGAAGGGTAAATTCGTATCTGAGAGCTTCAGCATATACATCGTGCTCAGCCCTTCTTTCGTTCATGACGGATACCTGAAAGGATGATCCGCGCAGTTCCCGTGACTTGTCTACCTCGATACCCTTGTCATATATCCTGAAATCAGAACCGATAAATTCTTCCGTAAGACGGCATACGTCTGCTGTGGAATGATAATGCTGGAAATACCATTCTCCAAAGCGGAAGTTGGCCGTGAAGTTGTTTGCATCCAGAAAAAGTGCTCTAGAACGGTAATCATGTGTTTCCTTTCTCTCGGAAGCCTTCTGTACGAACAGTATCGGAATTCCTGACCAGAAAATCATACCTCCCGGCTTGCACAATGCAGAAATGGAAAGAAGGACGTTCCTTTCATCGTCAAGGGAATTTACGGAGTTCAGGACGCTATCACATACCACGACATCATACAGACCATACTCCGACAATGTCCTGCACACGTCCGCACAGTCCTGACGTATCTCCTTCTCGTCTATCACGTCAGCCCCGTCCTTCCGGTGAAAGAACTCTATCGTGTCAATGAGGTATCCCTCCTTCTTCAGCCTGGTGGCATAGTCCTTCTGTCCGGCTCCGAAGTCAAGCACATGCATATCCTTCGTGATGAACGGAAGCACCAGACGCTCGTACAGCGTGGAATGGCTCCTGCTGCTCGGAACACCGTTTTTCTCCCTGAGACGTGCCTTCTGTGCAAAAGACTGTATGTAAGTCTTCCGTTCCAGATGGGAGTATTCAAAGACACCGTATTCCTTCGAAAAATAAGACAGGGCCAGCTCCTCCTTTCCTTCCGGAAGTACATAGACAAGCAGGTCCATACCCATAAGCTTCACCGCCTTGGCGTATACGGTGGATATGATGACCTTTCCTTCATGGTTGCATACGGCATTCGCAAACTGGCCATAGCGAAGAATCATCTTCGTAAGGTCCACTACGTGTGCGTTGCTCCCACCCTTGGTAATGATGGTTATATCCTTGTTCGGTACCATAAAGAAACCTTCCGTTCCTTCAGGAACAGGTACACGTATGTCCGGCTGTACCTCCGACACCTCGCATTCGGCATAGTTGTGAAGCTGGTTGAAGCGTACCTCATCCGTTGAGTTCACGCCATCCAGGACGAAAGCAGGAACATGAGTATATCCAAGCAGCTTCATGGTCTTTGTTCGCTGGTGTCCTGCCATGATTCGTTTGTCAGACCTGCGGATAATTATCGGCTTGATGATGCCAAGCTCCGTTATCGACTTCTTCAGGTTTTCCTGTGCTTCCGGAGTAAGCAGCCTTGGGTTGTACTCTGCCGGATTCAGTGATTCTATGTCAATGTATTCCATCATAAGCCCAACAGATTATTTACGAAACCAATCATCACTCCGTTCTCTTCAAGATACCCGGCAGCACGCTGCTTCAAGCCTTCAAGTTCCACATCGGTTATCGGTATTTTGTACCCTTCAAATGCCAGGTACTTGATATGCGCTCCCGCTTCGTAATTTTCATTCCGCAGCACGTTGTGAGTATCTTCCATCCCTCCGGGAAAATCGTCCAAATCAGGGAAGCTGATGCCTTCTATACCCCATTCCATGAGTTTCCGGCAGTCCCATTCAAACAGTCGGGACATATCCCATTCCCCGTTGCTCACATTGTCACGGATGATAATTTCGCGCTCACGCTCTTCTGTCAGGTTCGGAATAAGCACCGTAGGAACCTCCTTGATTCCAAGCTTCACGCACGCATCATAGCGCTGGTTCCCCGCAATAATGACAAGATGTCCCGTTCGGTCTGACAGAATAATCGGACGTGCTTCAAAATAGTCCGGATTGTTCTGTATGGATTCCTTCAACTTCTGGAGCTGCCCTTCCGATATGGTTCTCGGATTGTCCTCCAGCTTCTTCAATGTTTCTGTACTTCTGTAAATCACTTCCATATATCTCGGTATTTGCGTTACAGAAACAAATTTACCCGATAACCGCTACAAAGCAGTTACCGGGTATTCACAAAGCACTGACAAGGGCTGTCAGTAAGTTATAAACTCCATATCATCCACCATTTTCGCTTCTTTGCGTATTCAAGTTCTCTCTTCAAATCCTTACAAAGGTCTATCTCTTTTCCCCATTGAGTGTGATAAAATGTCGCATCATCCTTAAGCTTGTTTACTTCTTTTTTAAGTTCCTCGTTCTCCTTTTCAAGCCCGTCTATAATATGGTTTTTCAGTTTCAAATCACCCAATAGTCTTTCTGCCCTTTCAAAGTTCCTTCGGCTGTCTTTTATCGGCATCTCCATGTAAGTATCACGGCTGAATAGCCTTCCCGTTTGATGTCTTTTGTGTTTCATACTCATAACTCATACTCCCAAAAACTAAGTTTCCCTTTCACATTCATAATCGGCTTATTAAACAGTACTGCATCCCTCAGCACCCAGTTCCAGCACCCTTTCTCTGCCCACACTGAAGGATGGCTCTGTACGCAATCTTCTATTACTACGCTGCCAATGATGGCACCCTGCGGAAGCTCCTCATTATCTCCATAAAGTTTATTCTTGTGAGGAAATGCTTTCTTTAACTGCGTTTCTGTTAGTGCGCTCCATCCTTCCTTGACTGTAGTCTTTGCAGCATGGATAAGTACCCTTTGGCCTATATACTTCTGAGGACACTTCCAAATCCGGTTCTCGATGTCTTTAACACCGTGAGCGATTAGGCTCGCCCACGGCTGTTTG